ATTTAAGTGCTAATATACTAAACATCTTGATATATTTCATCAAATAAATGTGGAAAATAATTCAATACCATTCTAGCAAGACCAGCAATTGAATCAGGTGCATCATCATGTTTGTTTCCACCGTTCTTGCGATATTCACAAAGATTGTTCATGAATTGACCATATTCAGATGATTTATCAAATTCTTCTTTGAAATAAAAGTATTTTTTTATAAATCCAGCCATTGTTTGAATTCTTGTGTGTTTGTTTGCACGTGCATTCAATGGAATCAGTGAAGTTGCACCGTTCATTTTTGGTTCTTGATGAATATGCATCAACTGAATATACATTCCACCACCAAAATTTGATTCAATTTGCACAAATTCAGGTTTCAATTCGTTTATTTTTGTTATTGTCATTGGAACATTCAAATCAGTTCCTTCTTTGGTGAATAAAACATCTGAAATATATATTCGATTCTCAATCAATTTTCCAAATGGTGCAGAATGCATATCTTCACCTTTATCAGCTATATCAACGAATGAAACCGTTGATTCAACAAGTGATTCACCTTTTTCATCATTCCATTGAACATTTTCATCAGTAAAATAATTCAAATCTTCTTTTGCAAACATCAAACCTTCAGATGCAATTGGATTTTGCATATATTGACGCTTGAACACTGATTCATTTGCTGATTGTAGTTTCAAAAGTTCTTCAATTGTGTGTTTAAATGACCACAAAGCACTTCCATCTTCTTTGATTGCTGGTAAAGATAACACAGTCCAGTCATCAGGTTCAATTCCTATCAAATAACCACTTAAATCTTCAGTGTGAAGTCTTTGCATCACAACAATTATTGGTGTGTTTCTTGAATTAGTTCTTGATCTGATTGTTGAATCAAATCTATTATTGATTTTTTCGCGTATTGTATCAGAATCAGCATCATCAGGTTTTATTGGATCATCAATGATGATTGCACCACCAAATGATTTTGCAGTTTCTAATTCAGTCAATATTTCATTGAAATCAGCATCTTGATCATCAACTTTTCCCGCACCAAATCCAGTAACTTGACCACCAGCTGATGTTGCATATACTCCACCACCTTGTGTTGTGTACCACTTTTTTTTGCTTTTTGAATCTTTCTTTATTTCTACATCAAAAAGTTCTTGAAATTGTTCAGATTGCACAAAATCTTTGATTTCTTCACTGTTATCAAGTGCAAGTGTATCTGAATAACTCAAATGAATGAATTTTGATGCTGGATTCAATGCAAGACAATATGCAATTAAGTTTTTCACTGCAATTTCCGTTTTTGAATAACGTGGTGCAATGTTTATGATCAATCTTTTGGTTTTGCCCTGAATCACATCATTTATTGCTTCAATCATCTGAATGTGATGATCATTAACAATGAATTTTCTTCCATGCAATTCTTTGAAAAAGTATCTGATGAAAAATTCAAATGATTTGATGCACTTGTATTTGATCAGCTTTTGTTCAGTAATCATTTTCAAGTTTTGAATCAAGTTCTTTGATTTCTTTTTCAGTCAATTCTTTTGAATTCAAGTTTGTTTGAACAACTTTTTGTTCATCTTTCCACCCCATGTTTTTCAATGCGAAAATTGCACCAGTTGAAACCCTAGTCAACAACATTTCTTCATAAGACATTGCAACAATTTGTTGTGCTCTTTTTATTATGTAAGAATAATCATCTTTCTGAAGATAGTCATGAAGTGATTGCCTTGATGCAAAACCAAGAAACAAAGCAAGACCAGTGATTGTTGGTCTATTCTTGTATTCTTCACCTTTTTCATCAAGTAATGATTCAAAATATTCATTGATTTTTGATCCAATCGCATCAGGTGAATCAAACACTGGTGGTTTTCCATTTGTGGTAATACCAAGTGCAAATTTGTTTCCTTTTTTAAAAGTCATTTTTAAAAAATTAGATTGAAAAAATAAATGTTTGACCAAATTCCAAATATCAATGCAACAATGATCAAAATGGTGATTTGTCTGATCAACATTTCCTGAATCAGATATTTGTTTTCATTATATTCTTGAAGTGATGGTGAATTTTTCCAAATTGCAAGTGCTAAAATTATACGATCAAAAATGATCATAATCAAAGCAATAATTGCAGTGAAAATTAATGTTGTTGATTTCAAAACTTTTTTCATTTTATTCTAATTTTTAATTGATTTGGTGAATATTCACGTGCAAAGAATTCAGCATCAATTTGAATCATTTTGAATTTTTCTTTGTTCAGCTGGTTGCACGTTTGATTCCATATGTCATGATAATGTTGATAAATCACAAGATACTTGAATTTTTCAGGTGAATCAAAAATTTGTTCAACAAAATCTTCAATGATCCATTGTAATTTTTCAGCCGTTCTTGTTGCTTCATTTCTGAAAATGTGTTTTGATTGTCTATTGTTCAAAAGATGTTTTGCTTTGATTGCAGTCATTTTTTTAAAATAAGTTTTTATATTGTTTAAAGGTTTCATTGTAGTATTGCTCTGCACTTTGATTATCTTTTAAATCGCTTAACATTGAAAAACCATCATTCCAAGCATCAATAATCATTTGCTTTTCCTTTTCCATATACTTATCAATTAATTCGTATTCATCTTTAAGTATTGGAATACCAAAACTTTTGAGTTCATTAATCAATTCTTGCATTGGTGTTTTCATATTTTTATTGGTTATGGTGTTAATGTTACACTGATTTTTCCACGTTTTGAATCATTAAGTGTGAACATGACACCTTTTTGAACTTCATTTGTTGCTGATTTTGTCACCATTACTGGTTCATAATCTACAACTTCACCATCAACACAAAATGCTTCTTTCAGGAATTGTTTAATTTTTATTAGTTTTTTATTTTCCATTATTTAAGAATTTAAAGTTAATCAAATTGCAATTTGTGCTGGATCACATCACCATGTTTTTCAGCAAATTCACGTGAAGCATTAACAATGAATTGATCTGAAACCTGATATTCAGCTTTTAATCTATTCAGCAACTTTTGATAAGTCCAAAAATATTGCTTTTTTCGATATTCTTCAACAAAATGAAATGGTGTTGCATAAAAGATTGTACAACCATCTTTTATTTCATCTTTGTGATAAATGAAACCGTTCTTTTGTAATGAACTCATTCTACCAGTTAGTGTTTGATGCTTCAACTGAAGAATCAATTCAAGTTCTTTTTTTGTTGCACCAGTTGTTTGAAGTGAAGTAATTGTGAAAAGAATCATTTCTTCAATTGTTGTTGCTTTTGCACCATTAATTTTGTTGAATGCTTGAATTTGTGCTGATGTTGTCATGATTTAGTTGTTTTTAGTTATAATTATTTTGAATTTCCTTTATTATTTTGTATAGTTCCAAAGTTGCAAGACAATCACCAATTGAACGGTGTTCATTTGTGTTTTTAATATCGAATAATTCACAAAGAACTTTCAATGAATAACCGTTTCCACTTGCAATTGTTTCTTTTGCTTCAATCATTGTATCAAAATGATCATCAAAATCAATTGGAATTTCACAAAACCTTTGAAAGAAATGATTCAGGAAACGTGAATCAAATGATTTGATGTTGTGACCAATAAATGAAAAGCAATCATTATCAATCAATAGTTTTGAAATTCTTGCACACGCTTTTTCAGATTGAATTCCTTTTTGTTCAAGATCATAAATTGAAATTCCATGAATTTCTTGTGCTTTATCTGAATAGGTCATTCTTTGATCAGAATTTTCTTTCAAATATGGTTCAATCAGTGTTTCATATGTTGCAATAATATGATGATTTTCATCAATTATCACAAGACCAATTTCACAAATTCCATTGTTTTCTTTGCTGAAACCACCAGTTTCAATGTCAATAATGCATTTATTTTTTGTCATGATTTTTGTTTTTGATTAATAATGTATTCACAATTTTTGCTTTTATTCCTGATGATCAATTCAAGACCAAGAACATCACAAATTTTGCACACCAGCTTGAATTTCACTGAATCTTTCTTGATCATGTTCCAAAGATTACCATTTTGAACTTTCAAATCTTCAGAAATTGTTTGTTTGTTGATTCCTTTTTCTTTCAATTCAACATTCAGCACTTTAAAAAGTTGTGAATTTTCGTTTTTATTTTCCATTTTATTCAATTATTTAATATTAAAATTTTCTATTTTACCAGCACCACCACAAGTTTCACATTGTTCAGCAACATAACAAGAAGCACAACAATTTGATGCAGTTCCTGAAATACAATTCAAAGTTTCAGTTGATCCAGTTCCTGAACAATCAACACATGAAATGAATTCATCTTTTGTGTTTATTTTAGACATGATCAGCAATTATTTCATTAAAGTATTCAACTGCGTAAATTCTGCACAATTCAACACGTGCATAAATTTGTGCTTCAAGCACTGGATCATGATCATATTGAATTCTAGTAACCCTGAACTGATCATCAACATCATCCATCACGTGCATTGTTTGATTTTCATATTGACATAAACCTTCAGGTGTATCAACTAAACAAAATGCAATTTCAGCTTTCTTTCTTTTAAAGATTGACATATAACCCTGAATTTGAAGTGGATAACCAGCTTTTTTAGCATCAGCATATGCATTTTTCTTTGTTTTTGGAAATGTTTTCTTTGACCAGCTGGTTTTAATATCAATGATTTTATCAAGTTTTTCATCATCAATATCACATGATTCAGTGGTTAAATAATCATTTGATGATGGTTTTTCAGCTTTTACATAATTCGTAAAGAAAACTGAATTATAAATCACAATTGAATCATCTTCCATGATGTGACCTTTTTCAAAGTATTTTGAATTAATATCTTCATCAAATTTGTACACAATTTGATCAACTAATTCTTCAATGTATGTTTTTGCACCAACTGGAAGTTCATTTTTTGCTAAATATGCAGATACTTTTGATATTGATGAACACCTGATTTTTAGGTTTTTGATCAGTTTCAGTATTTTTTCTTGATCTTTCATGATTTTTGTTTATATGGTTTCTAATTTTGTTAATTGATCATCTGAAAGTTGAAATTTCTTCAACAAATCATCTTTTGTGAATGTTTTTTCAATAATACTTTTCAAAGCATCATCAAATCTTTCATCAGATAGCGTTTTTTTGACATCTGATGCACTTTTAACTTCTTTTGATAGGAATCTAAGCGCATCAACTTTTCCTTCAGGTGAATCAACCTTTTCAACATTCAAATAAACTTGTTTTCCAATAAATTGATTTGGATCAAATGTCTTGAACTGATTTTCCAATCTTTTGAAATTGGTTGTGTTCATGATCATTTGCTTTTGAAATTCTTTGAATTTTATGAACGTCTTTTGTTGTTTACCCATTTGACCAGTCATTTCAGCATTGAAAATTTTGTCAATTGTTACGGTTACAATGATGAATTTTCCATCTTTTTCTAAGTCCCAAGAACCAAGATATTTTTCATTTTTTAATTTTCTCCAGTGAGTTTCCATGATTTTTTTATTTAATAAAACCACCACACATTTTGTGCAGTGGTTTTTTGTTGTTTTTAATTGTTTAATTTATTCAGGCATTTTTCACAAGTGACTTTTGAAACATCAATTGAAATCATTGCACCATGAATTGAATTCGATTTGATTGCATTTCTTTGACAATGTGCAAACATATCAAAAGAATCTTTTATTTCAGTTCCAATTTTTTTGTAAAAGCTGATTTTTTGTTTTGTTGGATAATGTACTTTCATGATTTTTTTAATTATAGAACCACCACACATTGTGCAGTGGTTCTTGATTGTTTTTAATTATTGATTTCTCTTTGTTTTTGTCTTGCTTCAAAAAAATCAAGATCATCAAAAAGTATTGTGATTGTGGTGTTTGAGTGATGTCCGTTCCAGTTCCATTTGCAAAGTCTATATTTACCTTTGAAAATTTTGCTATCATTTAATGTGATGAAATCTTTCTTTTCTTTTGTCATGATTTTTTAAGTATTAATTAATAATTTCTACTAATATAGAAAAACTTAATTGATTTTTGCAACTTTTTAACAATTTATTTTCATTTTGTTGCGTAGTTTATATTCATTCTAAATAAGAAAACAAGAATTTCTTCATTTTTTCAGTCAAAACATTCAATTTTTTCAAAAACACCATATTCAACAATCAATTTTGAATAAATCTTCAAGGTTGAAACACCAATTTCTTCAATGTTGATCAGTTTTCCATGCATTTCATTTGAATCATTCACTTTTTTCTTCGCTTGATACATTTCATTTGCAGTTTTCCAAAGATCAGATTTGATTGATTGATCAATATGTTGTGCAATATCTTTTCCAATTGATGATGCTTGAAACACTGAACCAATCCATTCACCACTTTTTAAACATTCATTGTAAAGTTTTTTTGATTCATTTTTGAATATTGCTTCAGCTTCAATTGCTTGATTCAGTTCAATTTCTTCAATCTTGTGTTTTTCAAATTCAACACGAATTGCTTCTTTTTTATTCCACCAGTTTTGAATCGGTTCAATTACTTCTTTTTTTGTGACATTTCGCCAATCATTTTTTGTTATGATTGCACGTTCATATGCATGATCAATATCACGAACTGTTAAAGTTTTGAATCTTTTCACAATTTCTTTGATGGTTGATTCAATCAATGCTTCAGATAAAAGACCAGCGCGAATTCCATAATGAATTTCAATTACACGTTCAATCATTGTTTTCACATCAATCAAAAGTTTTGATGCATCAGTATAATCACCAATTTTTAAACCGTTTGAATGATAGTTTATTAAATCATTGTTGCTGATCAGAGTTGATTTCACCATGAAGTTTTTCCAGCATTCGTTTTGTTGATGCTTCAGAATCAATTCGGTTTTGTTCAGTTCTTGTGATTGTGGTGTTTTTTCCATGATTTTTTGTTTTTGCGTTCAAAAATAGTTGTTCAAATTGAATTCTTAATTTTTTAATTGATTGAATGTTTGTTTTCCAAAATTCATTGACTTTCAAGAATTCATGTACAATTTTCAATTCTTCAGGTGTTCTTTTATCTTTTTCAATCATCAGCTGGATCACATTTGACCATTCATTCAAATCAGCTTTATCAAGTGACTTTGTATTTTTAATTCCTGAATCAGAAAGATTTTTTTTGAATAAATTCCAATAATTAAAAGCAATTCTATTGAACAAAGAAGAAGATAAAAGTTCATCACTGAAAGTGATTGAACATAATAGTACTTTATCTTTTATAACATTTACATTATCATTAACATTAACACTTACATTAACAGTTGATTTTGTTGACGTTTGTTGATTCAATTCAACACTTGTTGATTTTGTTGATTTTGTTGGAATTTTTGCTTTTTGCAACTTTCTTTTTTCTGCACTTATTGTTCCAGCTTTACTTCTTTTTTCTCTTATTGATTCCCATGATTTCAAGTTTCTTTTCAATGCTTGTTTAATTGGAATGAATGAAATTTCAGTCAATTTATCAGGTGCAACTGGATCAAGATCATTGATATATCTGAACAAATGCTTCATCAGTTTTCCAGCTTCATCATCATCAAGTGCTTCAAGTATATCAATCCATTCAGTATAAATCAGAAATGATTTTTTATTTTCTGCCATAATTTTGTGTATAAAAAAAACCTTATTGAATCAATGTGCATTCCACTTCACACTTCATCAATAAGGTTTCAAATAATTCTTTTAGATCAAGTATTGTGGAATGTTGATCTTTTGCAAATATAGAATTATTCTTCAATTGTTTATTAATTTTTTAACATCTTGTTGAAACAACATTAATTCTTTGCATGATTTCAATGATAACCAGCTTTGAAGAAGTTCATCATCAGTGATTTCAGTGATGTTTTGAATTGATGGTGCAAAGATATTGTTGATAATGAACCATTCATCAAGAAAGTGAATAATTCGTTTGTTGAGCGTTCCTGAAAGATATGTTTTCCAGTTGGTTGAAAATTCGTTTGTGTTTTTCATGATTTTTTATTTTTGATTAAAGTTTTCATTGTAATATATTTCTGATCTTCTTTTCATTTCAGCAAAATATTCTGATATTTCAAAAGTTCCATGAAAATCTTTTTTAAGATGGTTTGAAAATCCAATATCAAGACAAACATCAATGATCATTTTCTTTTCAATAGGTAAATAATCACGTTCAAGAATGTTTGAAAGTTTTATCATATGATCTTTAACAATTTCATGATCAATTCTTTCTGAATTTCCACGAATTTCATCAATTAATTGTTTCAGTGTTGTGTTTTTCATGATTTTTTATTTTTGTAATTCATATTTAACATCAAGCCAAAAATCACGACCAACAACCACTTCAGTTTGTTCAAGATTGAATTGAATCTTCAGTATGTTTATGACTGTTATCATTGCAGATTGTCTTGCAATTGATCTGATAATTGGTTCTTTCAACATTTTGAAAATTATGTTGTTGATTTCGATGTGTTCCTGAATTAATTCTTCAGCTTTTTTTTGTGCTTCAGTCATGATTTGTTCATTTTAGATGGAATTACAACACATTCTTTTCCATTGATTACTTCTTCACGAAATTCAATTTCTTCAGCCATTTCATAACGAAGATCAAATTCATATGTGAATGATGCAGTGCTTTCTTTGTAGTTATTAACACCAAGTGAAACCATTTCACGAATTGTTGTTAATGCGTTTTTCAATTGCGCTTCAGTTAAGAAGTTAATATCAATTGATATTTTTTTATTTATGTTTCTTTCAACCATTATTTCAGTTCTTTTAGTTGGTTTTTTGACCAGTTTTTGAATGAATTGAATTTGTTTGAAATTTCTTCAGCACATTCTTTGACTTTTTTATCTTTTAATTCAGGAACAACAAGATTCATCTGATTAATCAATATTATCATTTTATCAATATCAGGTGCTTTTGATGCATCACGTGCTTCTTTTTCAATTCGCTGGTTTTCAAGTTTTTCAGCATCAGCACGTTCTTTTTCAGCTTTTTCAAGTTCAAGATTCTTTTTCTTTTGAGTTTCAACAATCAATTCAAGACGTTTTTTTTCTTCATCAGCTTTCTTTTGTGCTTCAGCATTGATTTTTTCTTGTTTTTCAGCAAGTTCTTTCAATTCAAGATTTTGTTTTTCAATCTTCTTTTGTTTTTCAATTGAATCTTTCTTCAGTTGTTCAGAATTGATCAACATTTGCTTGAAATCTTCTTCAGTTGTATCAATTTGAAGATCATAAACTGGTGCATATGCTGAAAATGGTAAAAGAATTCTTTCACGTTCATTGAATGTTGATTGTTTCTTTTGAAGTTCAATTCTTTCATTTTCAGCTTTCAATTCAGCATCTTTTTTTGCTTGAAAATGAATTTTTAAACCATTCAAAAAATGACTGTAAACTGATTCAGACATTGTATCAAGAAACAAATCACCACCATCAACACCAAATTCAGCAAGTTCATTGATTCTTTCAAGTTTCAATTTCTGAAGTGCTTCTTTTTGAAGGTTTTCAGAATGTTTTTCAATTGTTTCAGCATCTTTTTGTGTTAATCTTGCAAAACCTTCAACTGTATTGAATAAACCATCAATGAACCTTCCCTTGATCAACACCAGTTCTTTATCTGATTTCTTTTGAAGTGATGCAAGTGAACAAATTTTTCCAAGATCAATTTTGATTCTTTTTGCAGTTTCTATATGTTCAGGATTTCCAAGTTCCAAAGTTTTTAAAAGTTCAGCTTGTGAATTTGCTTCAATCATAAAAGGTGCATAATTTGATGCAATTTCTTGTGCTTCATTCAATTGGATTCCTGATTCTTTTACTTTTTCAGCAAGTTGTGCTGGTAAATTTGATTTTTCGTTTTTCATGATATTTATTTGATTAATTTATATTCAGTTAATATTGTGAACCGTTGTTCAGGATATTCTTCAAGCAATCCAGCAACCATTTTCAATGCAGTGTTATGATCATGTGAATCATTGATTTCATGAAGTTTCATTGATTCAATTTGAATTCCAAAAAGACCTTCAGAAATTGATGTTTCCATTCTGAAAACGATGTAGATTTTTTCCATTATTTTGATTTTAATTTAAGTTCACTTATTAAAGATTCACTTGCAAATTCATGTGTGAAAATTGGTCTTTCAAGTAGTTTTTCACATGATTCATGATATAGACTGAAATCCATACAAAGCAATTTTTGATTTACCTGAAAAAACACAATGTCTTTTATTGACCAGTTGGTGAAATCAATATTTTTTGCAGTTTCAATTGCTTCTTCTTTTGTTAATTGTTCCATGATTTATTTGTTTTTTTCAATTATTAACTGCATTAATTCTTCAGATGTTGCATCAAAATATAGATTGGTAATAATTAAATTTTCAAATGGTATTGATTCATGAATTTCTGAAAGCATTTTAACAACATATAAAAGTTTAGGTTGTGCAGTTCTACCTTCAGTTTCCATGCTTGAATCTATTTGATATAATTTTTCATCATTAATAAATAAGTTTCTTTGTACAGCTGAAAAAACTGGTAATGCTTTAAATGATAAACCTTTCAATCTTAATTCAACACCGTGATGAACAATTTTTATTTTCAATGTTTTCATGATTTATCTGATTTTACGAATTGAAACAATTTCAAGATAAAGTTCAAGATTAAATGATGTGTGAATTTCTTCTTGTGTGTGTTGTGTTTTCCAGTACTTTATGAATCGCAATTGATATGGATGCAAGTGAATGAAAACATTTTCAGCTGGTGTTTTAAATGCCTTTTTCATAATTTTTCGATTTTAGTAATAATTTCAACTACTTCAAAAATTTCAAGCAATCCTGATTGTTTGATCCAGTATTTTTTATCATCAGGTGAAAGATTTGAATTAATTCTGCTAAAATCAATGATTGCTTGTTCTACTTCAGCAAGTGTTTCAATTTTTTTTGTTTTACCTTTTTTTAAAATTGTAGTTATTTCACTAAATGAATTTTCTTTGTGAACCAGCTTGAAATAATGATTTGATGTATTTTTCATGATTTTTGTTTATTTAATTATGTTTATTTTAAAATTCTTCTTCAAGATCGTGATTTTCAATTAAGGAATTCAATTTGTTTTCAAATGATTTGAAAGTTTTGCTTAAATGAATAAACTTGCAATTCATCCAAATTTTGAACTCCATTGAACCACTAAGTGTTTTTCCATGACTAATTTCCAAACTTGAAAATGTGCTTTCATTTGAAA